CTCCTGCTCCAAATGACTATATGGAGCTTGGCAATCATGCGGAGTTCCTTGGCATTATGAGCCGTAATGAGATGCTATCTATGTATTTCACGCACGATGGTAGTGATACTGCTAAATGGCGATTAAAAGGCCATGCAGGGAATACCTTTTGGGAGTGGATGGCGTCATGGGCAGTAGTGCTAGATAATCCGGCATCCCTGGGTTATGAAGATGATGGTTACGAATTGCCTGAGTTACACGTGCATGAAATTGTTGTTGATAAAACAGGTAAGGATATCCCTACTTTATCCTTACTGGAACGCCGCAGGGCTCGCAAAGCATCTCTTGAATCAAGATGTAGAGCAGCAGCTGATTTAGTCAATGCATCTAATGAGCAATGGCTAGTGTGGTGTGACCTTAACGATGAATCGACTACGCTGAAAGAAATGATTGATCTCGCAGAGGATGTTAAAGGTAGTGATAAGGCAACTCGAAAGCAGGGCATGATGTTAGGTTTTGGTTCAGGATTTTTAAAATGTTTGGTAACAAAACCTAGTATCGCTGGTTTCGGAATGAACTGGCAAAACTGCCACAATATGATATTTGTTGGGCTATCTGATAGCTACGAGCAGTATTATCAGGCACTTCGCCGATGTTGGCGATTTGGCCAGAAGCATGAGGTGAATGCTTATATCGTAATCTCTGAAAAGGAGGGCACTGTTAAGGCGAACATCGAACGTAAGGAAGCGGATGCTATTAAAATGAGGGACGCTATGATTGCGCTAACCCGTGATGCTGTTCGTACCGAATTATCTAAAACTAGACGAGAATCAACGGAATACAATCCGTGTGTGCCGATGGTATTACCTAACTGGGCAGAAATGAGGGCTGTTATATGACTAAAATTTACGTTAGCCATCCATTCGGAGGATTGGCTAAAAATAAAAAGAATGCTGACTCTGTATTAAAGTGGCTGCAGGACGATATGGGCGTATTTCCAATAAAAGAACCTTTTGGTAGTGATACGCATAACATATTCCTATCGCCCATACATATATTGGGGCATCTGTACAATAAGGTCGATTATGATACTGGCATAAGCTGGTGCATTGACCTTCTAAGTGGTTGTGACGCAATCATAATGTGCAACGGCTGGGAGAACTCAACCGGGTGCAATTTAGAGCTAGCTTATGCTAAGGCTCATAACATAAGAGTCATCCACATCAATGAGTTAAAAGCAGCCAAATTAACTAAATTAGCTGTTGATGCAGGCATGAATAAAGCTATAGCCGCTCTTGCTGGAGTCGCAACGCTGCAAGCGCTAAATAAGAAAGCAAAGGAGGACCTACAACGTGAACGTGCTAAATCAGTTAATTGAGTCCCGATTTGCAATATATAATGGCGACTCAGTAGAAGTGCTGAAAGGGCTACCTGATGATAGCATTCATTACTCTATATTTAGCCCTCCATTTAGTAGCTTGTATGTTTACTCTAATTCTGATAGGGATATGGGCAACTCATCTACTGATAGCGAGTTTTGGCAGCACTTCAAGTATTTAATTACTGAATTACATCGTGTAATAATGCCTGGGCGATTAGTATCAGTTCATTGTATGGATTTACCACTCACGAAATCCAGGGACGGTGTTATCGGAATGAAAGACTTTCCTGGTGACATTATTCGAGCCTTTCAGGATGCTGGATTCGTGATGCACTCCCGAGTCACGATTTGGAAAGACCCTCTCATTGAGGCTACTCGGACAAAGGCTCTAGGGCTTTTGCATAAGCAAATTGTAAAAGATTCTGCCATGTGTAGAATGGGGGCGCCTGATTACATCGTGACGTTACGTAAACCTGGTGACAATCCGGAGCCCATCGCGCATCCAGAAGGATTTACCCAGTTTTTCGGGCAGGAGGAACCTGAGGGCATCAAAGGAATTGAACGACCTGCGCCAGATCCAGTTTTGTTTGATAAAAAGCAAAAATACAATACGGAGCCTATATATAGCCATCAAGTATGGCGCCGATATGCTAATCCTGTATGGGCCGATATCCGCCAAACGCATACGCTGAATTATAAAGCGGCTCGTGACAATAAGGATGAACGTCATATATGCCCGCTACAGCTAGATACTGTGGCTCGATGCATAGAATTGTGGAGTAATCCAAATGATATCGTACTTGATCCATTTGCCGGTATCGGGACGGTTCCAGTTATGGCACTTCGTATGGGTCGTAGGGCATTAGGCTTTGAATTAAAAGAATCATATTACAACCAATCAATTATTAATATTCAGGAGGATTTAAACAATGATTAAAGTTGAAGTTCAAGGAGTTAATGTACTAGATGTATATAATCAGCTAAAAGCTGTGTTATCTCAATTTAAAAGTTTTGTAGATAACGATAGAGAAATGGATGATAAATCCTCTGGTATAGTCGATACAGTAGTATCTGCAGTATCGACACCTTCCGTGGATGTATCTAATCTTGCACCGCAAGCTACAATTCAAGGGGTGCCTACTACAACAGTAGCTATGCAACCAGACTCTGTATCTATGGCAACATCTAATACGGCTGTACAAGTTACTCCTACTCAAGTAGCCGTTACCGCACCAGTGACCACGTTGACAGCTGGTGCACCTGTACAAACTGTTGCCGCGCCTGTACAAACAACTGTTACCGCTCCAGTATCTCAGGAAGTTAAGAAGTATACATTGCCTGAAATTCAAGCAGCTCTTGCACCATTGCTTGATGCCGGGAAAGCTGTAGAATTGCAACAGTTAATGACACAATTTGGCGTTCAATACTTAGGTCAAGTACCTGAGGACAGATACCCTGAATTAGTAAATGCAATTAGAGGATTGGGGGCAAGAATCTAATGGCTCCACGATCACATGCATTATTAAACGCATCGGGGTCGCACCGGTGGCTGCATTGTACAGCCGCCCCTCTTCTAGAGGAGAACTTTCCTGATAGCACATCTGTATATGCAAAGGAAGGAACCCTGGCGCATGAACTGTGTGAGTTAAAACTACAGAAGTATACCACGGCCATGGCGAAATCCACATACACTCGTAAATTCAATAAAATCAAAAAGGATGAGCTGTGGCAACCAGAAATGGATGATACTTCGGAAGCCTATCTCGAATATGTCAAAGGTGTTATGTTAGCTTGCACGGCAACTCCAGTAGTAGCCATTGAAAAACGCGTTGATTTTAGTCGCTATGTGCCCGATGGATTCGGCACGGCTGACTGTATTATTCTATCCGGCGACACCTTGCACATCGTTGATTACAAGCACGGAAAAGGGGTAGTCGTTGATGCGGAACACAATCCGCAAATGATGTTATATGCCCTCGGTGCGATTGATGCATATAGATTACTCTATATGTTCAATACGGTCAAAATGACTATCGTACAGCCCCGTGTTAATAATATCAGCGAATGGGAAATCCCTACAGCAGAATTACTGGATTGGGGTAATACATTTGTCAAACCTCGCGCAGATGAGGCTATGTCTGGTAACGGTAAATTTGAACCCGGTGACTGGTGCAGATTCTGCAGGGCAAAACAACAGTGCAAAGCCCGATATGATGCAAACGACTCATTGCACAGTGCGCTAGTTTCTAATCATGATCCTCGACTTATCTCGATGACAGAACTTGGTGAATATCTTCGTCGAGGGAAAGACGTCGCTGCTTGGCTCGAGGATATGAAAGACTACGCACTCACCGAGTCCCTTAACGGAGTGACAGTCCCTGGCTGGAAAGCTGTAGAGGGTCGTGGTAGTCGAGCCTTTCAAGACACTGATGCTGCTATAGATACTTTAATCAAAGCAGGTATCGATGAAAGCATTCTATATGAACGTAAGACATTAACATTGGCACAGATGGAAAAGACCATCGGTAAAACCCAATTTAATGATATGGTAGGCGACATGATAGTTAAGAAAGCAGGCAAGCCTACCTTAGTTGAGGAATCCGATAAGCGCCCTCGGATTACCAATCAACCTACTGCGGCGCAAATATTTAATGTATCTAATGATAATAATGGAGGTAATTAATTATGTCATTCGTTCCGCAACCAACTGAAGTATTATTGCAAAATGTTCGTGTATCCTATTGTCACCTATTAGAACCTTGGGCTAATTCCACACAGCCTGGTGCTAAACCTAGATATTCAGCTACTATTCTTTTACCTAAAACTGATGTAGCTCAACACCAAGCTCTCATGAATGCTATCGAAGCTGCTATCCAATCAGCACGTACTAAATTCGGCGCACGTGTTCCGGCACAGCCAAAAGTACCAATTCATGACGGTGATGGCTATACACAATCCGGTAAGGAATTTGGCCCTGAATGTAAAGGTCATTGGGTGTTTACAGCAGCGCAAGATGCTAGCTATAAAGTTGAAGTAGTAGATCTTCAAGGTAACCCTCTTACAAATCCTACACAAGTATACTCCGGCATGTATGTCAATGTACTCGTTCGATTCTTCTTCTACTCCAATCAATCCACTGGTATCGGATGTGGTTTGGGCCCTGTTCAAAAAGTACGCGACAGTGAAGCGTTGGGGAGCATGCCTGTTGCAGCATCCTCTGTATTTGGTGCACCTCAAGGTAGCGCAGCTAATGTGTATACCGGTGCTCCAGTAGCAGCAGGTCAACCTGTGCAACAACAAGCAACTCAACAGGGTTATGTACAACCGGCATATGCTACGACACCTCAGCAATCTGTACAACAGGCTCCTGTAGGGATTAACCCTGTAACTGGTCAACCTTACTAATAGGTGCCTGATTTGAGGCATCTAAGTATTGATATAGAAACATATTCATCGACTGATATCTCATTCGGAGTGTACAAATATACTGAATCGCCTGATTTCGCCATATTACTATTTGCGTATTCCTACGATTTTGGTCCTGTTGAAGTTGTAGATTTAGCGCAGGGAGGAGTAATTCCTGACAGTGTAATTCGTGATTTATTAAACCCAGATGTAATCAAGCACGCTTACAATGCACAATTTGAAATTACGTGTCTAAATCGTGCAGGTTTACTTACATCTGTTGATCAGTGGCAGTGCACGATGATTCACGGTGCCTACTTAGGATACCCTATGGGCCTAGCCTTACTAGGCAAGGCCCTGGGGCTACCCCAGGATAAGAAAAAGGACACATCGGGGAAAGCACTTATCAAGTACTTTTGTACACCATGTAAGCCTACCAAACGTAATGGGGGCCGTACCCGTAATCTACCTAGACACGATATGGATAAATGGAATGCTTTTATCGAGTACAACCGTCAGGACGTTGTGACTGAGATGGAATGTTATCACAGATTAGCCTCGTTCCCTGTACCTGATGATACGTGGAAAGATTGGTATCTTGATATCCAAATCAATAGTAGAGGGGTGCGCATAGACCATGAATTGGTTGAGGGTGCATTATACATTGATGAGGAAAATCGAGAAATGTTGATGAATGAGGCTTACCAAATTACAGGACTTAGTAACCCTAACAGCCGGAATCAATTACTTGATTGGCTAAACAATAATACTAATGTCAGTCTTGAAAAGTTAACTAAGGACACTGTGGCCGATGCTCTATTGGATGCTGATGATGTTGCCGCAAAAGTTCTTACTATTCGTAAAAAGCTAGCTAAGTCATCTGTATCTAAATATACGATGACTGATAGCGCCATGGGCTCAGATCTTCGTCTCAGAGGAACGTTACAATTCTATGGTGCCAACCGTACCGGACGCTGGGCGGGTCGTCTTATCCAGGTGCAGAACCTACCAAGAAATTACATCGAAAACCTCGACACGGCTCGGCATCTCGTTAAAACCAAAAACCGTCAAGGGTTAGAACTTCTATACGGCGATGTATCTGATACGCTATCTCAATTAATTCGTACCTCAATTATTGCTGAAAAGGACAATACATTATGTGTGGCCGACTTCTCGGCCATTGAGGCTCGTGTTATTGCGTGGCTATCGGGAGAACATTGGCGGCAGCGTGTATTCGCTGAGGGAGGAGACATATACTGTGCATCCGCATCATCTATGTTTGGCGTTCCTGTTGTTAAACATGGCGAAAATGGACACCTTAGACAAAAAGGCAAAGTCGCTGAATTGGCACTCGGCTATCAAGGCGGAGTGAATGCATTAAAAGCCATGGGAGCTCTTGATATGGGACTCCATGAGGAGGAATTACCTGAAATTGTAAATTTATGGCGCAACGCATCGCCTAGAATAAGAGATTTATGGTATGCCGTTGAGAATGCGGCCGTGTACACCATTACTACTGGGAATCCTATAGGCCTTGACCACGGCATTATGTTCCGTTTGGAAATTGATCCAATATACGGTTACCGTTATATGACGATTGAGTTACCGAGTGGACGTAAGCTATTTTATCCTAGCCCAAGCATTAAGCAGAATGCGTTCGGTAAGGATGCTGTACATTTTAAGACTAAAGTAAACGCTGCATGGGTTACTGAAAGCACCTATGGAGGCAAATTAGTCGAAAACATCACGCAAGCAGTCGCTCGTGATTGCTTAGCTTTGACTCTGCGCCGATTGGCGGATGTAGGATATCAAATTATTATGCACATTCACGATGAAGCTGTACTTGAAGTCAACAAGGAGAATGCGGAATCTACGTTGGATGAGGTTAATGCTATATTCTCAATCGACATACCTTGGGCAGATGGACTGCTATTATCATCAGCAGGTTTTACTAACGACTATTATATGAAAGATTAGGAGGGGATACACTTGCAAAACGATAAACTGATTACCATCAGTATCGGTGCGAGTCGCACATCAAAGCAATGGACCCGTACGGAGATGTTATGGTCCGAGTTTTGTGAACGCCTCAAAATCACCGTTCGTACAACAGAAACCGTGGACGAATATCACAGATTACCAAAATCTGAGAAAAGCAAGCTAAAGGACATAGGCGGTTTTGTTGGTGGTACTTTAAACGGTCTACAACGTAAAGCTATTAACGTATCTGGACGTGACCTGATTACTCTTGATATGGATGCCATATCGCCTGGGGAAACTGAGAACGTCGCTCGCACGATTGACAGCCTAGGCATGGCTTATGTTATCTACTCAACCCGTTCTCATACGGTGCATCGTCCACGGTTACGTGTTATCGTCCCTACTGATAGAACGATGACGCCTGATGAGTATGAGCCTATCGCTCGTAAGCTGGCGGAGCTCATCGGCATTGGTATGATGGATGGAACTACGTTTGAAGCTTCTCGGCTCATGTATTGGCCATCATGCCCGAATGATGCACAGTATATATATTACGTAGGTGATAAGGCGTTCTTATCTGCTGACGGTATGCTCGGCCAATACACTGATTGGCGAGATGTGCGTTCTTGGCCACAAGTACCAGGTAAGGAAGCATCGCAGCATGAAAAGCAGCTACTTGCAAAGCAAGCTGATCCGAGAGAAAAACCAGGTATCGTAGGTGCATTTTGTCGGATATATGGTATCCGTGAGGCGATTGATAAATTCATACCTCATGCATATGTCGATGTTGACGGCAGCGAGGACCGCTTAACGTTCGTTACTGGCTCAACGGTAGCCGGGGCGGTTATCTATGATGACGATACATTCCTGTTCAGTCACCATAATACTGACCCGTGTAGTGGTCAATTAGTTAATGCATTTGACCTTATCCGGCTGCATAAGTTCCACAGCTTAGACGAGACTGCTAAGGATGGGACACCTGGGCATAAGCTGCCATCTTACATGGCTATGTCTAAACTAGCTATGCAAGATACAGTAGTCGTTAATGAACTCAACATGGCCCGTGCCCGAGAATCGGCATCAAATGTATTTGCTGATATTATCACGGATGTATCGGCTCACGCTGAGACATCCGACCTCGACCCTAATGCGTTAACGAACGTCGACTGGATGAAAAGTTCGACTTTAAAGTACGACGAGAATGGTCGACCTAAGAACACACTAGATAACATGCTTAAAATCATGCACCATGATCCGGCGCTTGTTGGTAGACTTGCCTATGATAGATTTGGTTCGAGATACGTGGCAAAAGGAGCCCTACCATGGAACCCAACACCAGGACTTCGCATATGGACAGACGCAGATGATGCGGGCTTACGGTGGTATCTAGAAAATAAATATGATATCACCGGCAAAGATAAAATCATGGATGCCCTCATTATGTGCGCTGAACAAAATGGATTTAATGAAGTACTAGATTACCTTAACGGGTTATCCTGGGATGGCATTGCCCGATTAGATACCATATTCATCGACTACTTAGGGGCTGAGGATAATGTATATACCCGTGCAGCCGCTAGAAAGTCATTTACGGCGGCAGTAGCGCGAGCGTTTGAGCCTGGATGCAAGTATGACACAATGCCAATTCTTATCGGCGGTCAGGGGATTGGTAAAAGTACTCTTATCCGCACAATGGGCAAGAAGTGGTACGCTGATGGCTTAAATACCTTTGAGGGTAAAGAAGCTGCAGAAGGCATTCAAGGTAAATGGATTATAGAAGCTGGTGAAATGGCGGGGTATTCGAGGGCTGAAGAAAATGCATCCAAGCAATTCCTAAGTCGTCAAGTAGATGTATTTCGTCAAGCATATGGCCGACGTACGCAAGAGTATCCACGGCAGTGTGTATTCTTTGGTAGTACGAATCAATATGAATTCCTAAAAGATATCACAGGCAATCGCCGATTTTGGCCTATTGATCTTGAAATGACGACTCCACGAAAGAACATATTCGTTAATCTTCCGGGGGAAGTAGACCAGTTATGGGCGGAGGCTTTGTATCGGTATAAAAGCGGGGAAAGCCTCATTATCGAGGATGACCCGAACGTACTAAAACTGGCTGATGCGGCTAGAGAGGCGCACATGGAATCAAATACCAAAGCAGGACTGATTAATGAGTTTTTATTAATCAAAGTGCCTTTAAATTGGAATGTGATGAGTCGGAGCGCCAGGAGGACGTATCTTAGCATGAATGCTAAACCTGCCGGGGGTCAAGAGTTAGTATATCGTGACCGTATTTGTGCGGCAGAGGTATGGTGGGAGTGTTTCGGTAACGACCCAAGTCGCATGAAGAAGATCGAGACCAGGGAAATTAATCAGATACTGGCGGACTCCCCGTACACAATGGGTGGAAGTCAGTTGATGAGATTTGGTGAATATGGGCATCAAAGAGGGTTCAGAATCAACGAGTCAAAACTGAAATTATAGCGTTAACATTCTCAATTAAGCGTTAACATTCTCAGTATTTTTGTTAACATTAGAATGTTAACGAATTCGGAGAATGTTAACGTACTATGTTAACGCATAAAGTCAGTATTTATCTATATTCATATAGGTTGGTTAACATTGTTAACATTATATACTGGTAAATATCAAAACAAAGAGTTTTAAGAAAAAATACGCCCTTTACAGCCTTAATTTGAACCCTCATATACGCGTATGTAAACATGTTAACGTTTAAAAATTTCAGAGGTGAGAAATGTTAGAAAAGGATATCGAGAGAAAATTAGTTGCAGGTGTCAAACGTTCGGGAGGTAAAGCGTATAAGTTTGTATCCCCTGGTAATGTCGGTGTGCCTGATCGTATCGTCATATGGCCGAATGGTGTTATTCATTTCGTAGAATTGAAGACATCCAAAGGCGTACTTTCGCGATTACAGGGAGTCCAAGCCCGTGAATTACAAAATCTAAATCAAAAAGTATTTGTATTAAAAGGTGCAGATGCCGTGGCTGGCTATTTGGAGCAATTCACAGAAGAATTCGGGGTGAAAGCGTAATGCAGTTTATCCCGCATGCGTATCAGCAATATTGTATTGATAGAACTATTAACCAAAATAAGATAGGGCTATTCCTAGATATGGGTTTAGGGAAAACGATTATCACGTTATCTGCCATATACGAATTGAAATACTCCCGATTCGCTATTCGTAAAGTGCTAATTATAGCGCCTAAAAAAGTAGCGGAGGCTACATGGCAACGAGAAGCACGAAAATGGGACGGCGTAGGTGTATTAAGAATATCTACTGTATTAGGTAGTCTGAAAAAGCGCATTAAGGCTTTAAACACACCAGCTGATATCTACATTATCAATCGTGAGAATGTAACGTGGTTAGTTGATTACTATAAGAATGCATGGCCATTTGATATGGTAGTTGTGGATGAATCTAGTTCTTTTAAGAGCCACACAGCTAAGCGCTTTAAATCATTAGCCTATATGCATAACCACATCAAGCGAATGGTATTGTTAACAGGTACGCCAGCCCCTAACGGATTAATCGATCTATGGGCCCAAGTGTATTTATTAGACCGCGGTGAGTCATTAGGGAAAACGTATACAGGATTTAGAGATTACTATTTCGAGCCTGATCAGAGGTCACGCGAAATGGTGTATTCTTATAAACCTAAATCCGATTCAAATGACAGTATCATGACGGCAATATCTGGGTTATGCATATCCATGAAAGCTGATGACTATTTGGAATTACCTCCAGTAATCAACGATATTAAATATGTGCAGTTAGATGCGAAAGCCAAAAAAGCCTACGAAGATATGGAACGCACATCTGTATTAGAGTTGATTGAATCTGGCGAAGACATCACAGCTTTGAGTGCAGCGGCATTATCTACAAAGCTACAACAGTTAGCGAATGGCGCCGTATATGATGGCGATAGGAACGTTCACGAGATACATGGCTGTAAGATTGAGGCTTTTATGGAACTTGTAGAACAGTTAAACGGAAAGCCTGCATTAGTGTTTTATAACTTCAAGCATGACTGTGAACGGTTAAAAGCAGCATTAGCTAAGACTAAATTAAGAGTCTGTGAACTAAAAGGTGCCGATGATGAGATAGCATGGAATGCTGGAGAGATTGATATTCTATTAGCGCATCCGGCTAGTACGGCATATGGGCTTAACTTACAGGACGGTGGGAATCACGTAATATGGTTCGGGTTAAACTGGAGTCTTGAGTTATACCAACAAGCTAATAAGCGGTTACATCGCCAAGGTCAAATGGAGAAGGTAATTATCCATCATCTGATATGTGAGGGAACTCGCGACGAGGATATGATGGATGCACTAGCCCAAAAAGATCGAGCACAGGAATATGTGCTGCAAAGCCTAAAAGCAAGAATCGATAAATACAGAAAGGATGATTAATATGGGTCAATTTATAATGGCAGGATTAATCGGATCTATCGTAGTAATAGTGTGTTACACGACTATTCAAGTTATATATAACATTGATAATCGAAAACACAAGACAGTATATGGGCTAACACTAGGTAGATTGTATGAGAGACCTAATAGACCCCCGCCACCACCTATTAAGTTATCAGCTGATGAAACCTTAAAACGTTTGGCAGCTGATGAAAGATTGAAGTATTTGGGAAAAGTTATAACAGCTAAATCTCCTAATTCTACAATTAAACAACATGATGATATCAATCATCCGAGCCACTATACGCAAGGCGATATCGAGGTCATCGATTACATTGAAGATAAGAAACTAGGATATAGATTAGGTAATGTTGTGAAGTATGTATCCCGAGCTGGGCATAAGGACGATGCAATTAAGGATTTGAAAAAAGCCAGTTGGTATCTAAATCGGGAAATTGCAAAGAGGGAACAGTATGACAAAAGTCGAGCGACTACTAATTAACAAAGGGCACTATCTAGATGACATGTATTATCTTGTCATGGATATAGTTAAGGTTGTAGATAATCTTAAGGATAATGTTGCCGAGAGATTAGATGATGACCTGAGTGATGATGCGTACGCCATGTGTGAGGAGATGTTTACCGCTGTTGAGCAATGCAAAGCAGATATGGTAGAAGCCATCGAGGATATTGTTGAACGTATGGAGGTAAAGGATGCAAAAGCGTAGAGGGAGGTCAGATGTGATTGTAGGTGCCATACAGTCAGATTTAAATCTTGCCATCATACGAGCACGTAATAGACAACTGAGATCACCTATGCTAGTTGATAGAATTCGTGAAAGCGGATATATTGACGGATTACTACGAGCACAGATGATTATCAGTAAATATGGGGATTATCGCATATGATGGATATAGAAGAATTACAAGCTGTCCGCCATACTGAGCAGCGAATGCGTGCGTTAGAGATTCAGCTAGATGCGATTAACCGAGACTTACATTCAGAAGCCATACAGATATGTGAATCGGGAGACGCTATGCCACGAATCAGTAAGCACTTACAAGAATGTAGAGAGGAGCTGAACAGAGAATGGGATGAATTGATTGATTCTCGAAACAAGGTCAAGCAAGTCATCAACCAAATAACTGACGGACAATACAGAGATGTGCTGAATCTCAGATACATTAATGCATTGCCATGGGAGCATATAGCTGTCGAACTAGGGTATTCGTGGCGACAAGTTCACAGACTTCACAAGAAAGCAATAGCTGAATTTGAAAAGATGGCATAGAATGGCACACTCTTAATTTAATATAATGTAAATGTAGTAGATAGCAGACAGTGTCTGGCCCGCACAATATGTCTGCCTGCTGCACTGCCCCGGGGTAGACCTTACTTAGTTGAGGTCTACCCTTTTTCTTATTGAGTATCAATGATAATTCCTAATTGAGAAAATGAAAATTTGGAAAAGGTACTCCGCGGGCGAAAAATGGCCGCTGGTCGCCTCCGCGCGATGGTCCTCTCTCTGTGAGAAAAATTTTCCTGTTGAATGTAGAAAGACGAATTTAGAAAAGGAGTACACCTATGGCGGACAGAAAACCGAGAGTGAAATTTGATGCTGCGGGCAATCTGCTCGTATCAAGCACTCAACTATGTGACCTCTTGCGGGTCACTCCTGAAATTATTTCCAGGCACCATAAATCAGGAATGCCGAAAGCTGCCACAGGGTGGTGGAATCTCCGAGAAGTCCTTGTGTATTTAGGGCAGGCGAAAGGGGATAAATCAAAAGACCAATCTGCAGCCACTCGAAAGTTAGTTGCTGAAGCTGACTTAAAAGAGTCTAAAGCAGCGCGTGAAAAAAAGCTTCTTGAAATATTAGAGGGTGAATACATATCTCGTGCTGATGTGGCACAGGCATGGGCTAACCGAGTATTGGAGATGAAGATATCGTTTACCAAATTAGGTAAGCGTATCGGAAGTGAGTTCACGGATCCCGAAGAACGTGCTCGTATAGAAAAGGTGGTGAATGGCCTTGTCGAAGAATACCTCGAAAGCTACGCACGTGAAGGTGAGTACACGCCGAAAGTCAAAGCCAAGGGAAAAGGTAAGCCCAAAGGTTGACTGGTTCCCTGAGGAATTAGAGGCATTCAAGCCACCTGAAAGATACACCGTTTCAGAATGGGCAGATAAGTACAGGGTACTGACTAATATATCTGCCGAACCTGGGCGCTGGCGTACAGCACGGACACCATACCTCAAGGAGCCTATGGATAAATTCACAGACCCTCTCATTGAAAGCATCTCGTTATGTTTTGGTGCGCAGATAGGTAAGACAGAAACAGAACTTAATATGATTGGATATGCGTTACATCAAACCGCATCTCCAACCATGATGGTTTATCCGACGGATACTATCGCGAAATTCGCTAGTGATAAACGTGTACAGCCAATGATTAGGAGCGTAGAGCCGCTTGCGGACATGTATGACGAAAGCAGTAAGCTACTAGAGTTAGACTTCGTTAACGGGAATTACATGGTGCTCGTAGGAGCGAACTCACCAAGTAGCTTGTCAAGTCGGTCAATTAAGTACTTATTCTTCGATGAAATTGATAAGTACCCAGCTTTCTCCGGTAAGGAAGCGAATCCGATTAAGCTGGCTGAGGAACGTACCAAGACATTCGTTGATAAGAAGATTGTAAGGGTGTCAACTCCTACGATTGAAAGTGGCAATATTTGGCAATCCTATATGGGCGCAAATGAACGTAAGCAGTATTACGTGCCATGTCCGCATTGCGGGGGGTCGCAGACCCTCAAATTCAAACAGATAAAATGGCCGGAAGAACACCATGGCAATGCGGATATGATACGTGATACCGCATATTATGAGTGCGAACATTGTAAGCACCGTATTGATGATAAGCATAAGATGGATATGCTCCGGCAAGGTGAATGGCGGGCGGTGAATGAATCGCAAGTTCGAGTCGTCCGGTCGGTCGCCTATCATCTATCATCTCTATATTCTCCATGGGTCACCTTCGGGGATGTAGCATATGAGTTTGTCAAATCAAAAGATACGCCAAGTGAGTTAATGAACTTCATCAATTCATGGCTAGCAGAGCCGTGGAAATCTGCTAAAACTAAAAGCACACAAAATCTCGTGTTTACACAATCAGAAGTTCCTCGCGGTGTTGTGCCACAGCATGCACCATTACTCATTGCATCCGTCGACGTGCAGCAAGATCATTTCTGGTGGGAGGTTAGAGCCTATGCTCACGGCGTATCAAGCTACTTAGTTGATTATGGTCAAGCAAGTAGTTGGGCAGATTTAACCGAGATACTCATTGATAGAGAATATCCATCAGAGTATGGTGAGGCCCGTAAGATTGTGAGGGCAGGTATCGATAGTGGCTACCGAACAGATGAAGTATATCAGTACTGTGCGCAGTACCCAGAAGTATGCGTGCCGGTTAAAGGTGATTCTTCGCACAGTCCTCTAGCTCCGCCATATAAGATGAGCAGCATCGAGAAGGGCGTCATCGGCGGTATGAAGCTGTACGTGGTGAATACCGATTACTGGAAGGACTTTATATTTGCACGCATGGTACGCCCGGCCAATGAGGCTGGTACAATCCATCTATTTAAGGATTGTCCTGAGGAATATTCGGAGCACCTCCGGTCGGAGGAAAAGCAAGAAATCCGAAATGTAAAGACCGGAGCAGTTACAGTGCAATGGAAACCATTAACCAGTCATCCAACAAATCACTTGTTGGATACATGTGTATACAACGCCATGGTGGCGGACTCGGTAGGTGTTAAATACTTACCCGAATATAATCTGGATACCGATGAGGAGGACGAAGATACGGATGATGAAGACTTTAATGCAGATAGCCGAGGTTGGTTTAGTTAAGAAGGAGGTGAGACCATGAGCGCAAGAGAAGACTTGGAGCGTATTCGAACGATAATCGAGGAAATTGAGACGAATGGATACGCTGAGATGTCTGTAGGTGGTAAGCGATTTAAGACGCATGACCTGCCGACATTATACGCCCGTGAACGTGAGTTAATGTCTCGCGTTGATGATGAGGAAGGTAATAGCACGACATCCTACGTGTCATGGGAGCGACGATGAACATACTCGATAAGGTAATAGCATATTTCAATCCGGAACGAGCTGCCCGTAGAGCATATTTCCGTAGTTCGCTTGAACGTGGATATGATGCGGCGTCAACAGACCGATTGAGTGGCGACTGGATGCCAGTATTTGGTACAGCTGAACAAGTAGCATCAGGCCAACGTGATTTGATCCGAGGTCGTGCACGTGCAGCAGAACTTAATAGTGATCTCGCTGAAAGTGTTGTATTGGCATTACTACGGAATGTAGTAGGTACCGGAATAAAGCCACAGTGCAAAATTAAGACCCGCGCAGGAAAGCTGAATGAAAGACTCAATAAGAAAATTGAGGAAGCTTGGGCGGACTGGGTGGATAAAGAGAATGCGGATATCCGAGGAATATCTACGTTCTACGAGTTGCAAGAAATGGCTCTGCGCCGAATGGTCTATGACGGGGAAATCCTAGTTAATATGACCTCCGAAGGCGCAGATATACCACTATCATTACAGCTTATCGAGGGCGAGAATATCGGAGCCGTATCGGTAAGCGAGAATGGCAATAGTATTGTTAATGGTGTGGAAGTTAATAAATACGGAAGACCAATAGCATATCACGTATTCCAAACAGACCCATTAGGAATACGGTCATTTAATGAGGCACGATTACCAAGTAATAGGGCTTTCCTGTTACATAAGCCTCGTAGACCTAGTGAATTGCGCGGGGTTAGTATGTTAGCTCTCGTATTGAAGCGTATTCACGACGTAGATGAATATATGGATGCCGACCTTATAGCGGCTCGTGTAGCCGCATGTTTCGGCGCGTTCGTAACAAGTAATACTGGGGGTAACCCGATGGTTGCGAATAAGATTGATAGTAAAGGCAAGAAAGTTCGTTCAATGGCGCCAGGGATTATCCAACATCTACGTGCAGGTGAATCGATTTCATTTGCGGAACCTAAGCGAAATGCAGGAACCGCATCAGAATACTCAGCGACACAAACAAGACGCATAGCGTCAGGTATGGGTCTAAGCGCGGACATAGTGACGCGCAATATTAGTGGTAACTTCTCCGCAGCTCGGCAGAATATGCTGGAGGACCAGCAATCATTCAAGCAGATGCAGCGTTTTATAATCGAGCATTTTTGTATGCCTGTATGGCGGGCTTTCATTGAAGCATGCTACCTAAAGGGAATTATTCCGGTCAATGATTATGCAGCAAACCCAAAACTTTATAAGAAAGTAGCGTGGTTAGCTCCAGGCTGGTCTTGGATTGACCCTGTTAAGGAAGTTAATGCTAACAAGGAAGCGATTAAGGCAGGACTCACAACGCTCGAGGATGTATGTAGTGCATCAGGTAAAGACTGGGAAGAAGTACTTGAACAGCGGAAGCTGGAACAAGACCGCATTAAGGAATTGGGTGTTGCCCTTGATATGAATGGGGACATAACGAATCTAGCGGATGATAACACCACTGATATGAAGGGAGATGATAGCTAGTGGGGAAATTTGCAAAGCAGCTCTTAGGTAAATATGCCCGAGAGGCGCAAATTACAAACATCGAGGTGAATGATGACCGTACCGTCGAATTGTCCTTTTCCTCTGAAGAACCATATGAAAGATGGTTCGGAACAGAGATATTGTGTCATGATGAAGGATGCGTTAACCTAGACCGATTTAATAACGGTTTAGGAACATTGCTATTCAATCACAATCGCAGTGCAGTTGTTGGTCACATCGATAAAGTGTGGATTGAAGATAATCGTGGCAAGGCGATTGTTCGATTCGATGAAGATGATGAATCCGAAAAGATTTATCAAAAAGTGTTAAAAGGCACATTACAAGGTGTGAGTGTCGGATATGACATAAGTCGATATGAGGAATTAATCGATTCCGATTCTAAAAGTTCCAATGGTCGGTTTACAGGCCCAGCATACGTAATTACAGACTGGGAACCATTGGAAATTAGTATTGTGTCCGTCCCTGCAGATCCAAGTGTAGGGGTAGGCAGAAGTGTAGATGATAATGAGGAGGAACCTATGAAAGGTGATGCAAAAGCAAAAGGCACTGAGCAAAACGTGCCACAAGTAGTACCGGAAGTATCCGAGTCCGGAGTTAAAGGTTTTAATGCAGATGACGCTAAGAAGTTGATTGCGGCAGAACGTGAGCGTGTATCCACAATCACAAGTTTATGCCGTGATTTCGATGTTGATGGCGTAGATGAATTCATCAAATCCGGTAAATCTGTTTCCGAAGTTCGTGAGGCGGTAATGGATGCGTTGCGTGAACGCAATAAACCAGTATCCATTAAAGTCGGTGAAGCAGATTCTGATAAGTTCCGCATGGCTATGCAGGACGCTTTGATGATGTCTGCGGGCATCCCGGTCGCAAATCCTGCACCTGGTGCAAATGAACTCCGTTCTATGTCCTTGATGGAGTTAGCGCGCGAGTCCTTAGTTCGCGAAGGCTTAACCGCTAACTATGCCGACCGATTGGAATTGGCACGTGAAGCGATTAACTCCACATCCACATTCCCAATTGCTTTGTCTAACGTAGCAAATAAGTCCTTGGTACAAGGCTATGAAACCGCACCGGCTACATTCGATACATGGACCGGCAAAGGTAGTAACCGTGATTTCAAACCGGCAAAACGTATTCTACTTTCTGAAACAGCTGAATTGAAACTCGTTCCTGAAGGCGGACAATTCAAGGATTCTAAGTTGGAAGAAGCTGGTAACGACGTTCGTGTATTAACATACGGTCGTACATTCAGCTTAACACGACAAGCTATCATCAATGATGATTTGGGTGTGTTCAAAGATATCGCTTCCAAATTTGGTCGTTCTGCAAAGGATACCATCAACAGCATGGTGTACGGGTTGCTAACAGGTAATACCGTATTGAGTGACGGTAAAGCACTATTCGGTACTGACAGAGGCAACTTGGCGGCTACTGGTGCTGAATTAAGTGTTGCATCCTTATCTGCGGGTGTAGCGGCAATGCGCCGTCAAAAGCATATTGGCGAAAATCGCAATTTGAACATCGCACCTACATATTTGATTATTCCGCCAGAACTCGAAGCATTGGCTTACGAATTGGTTAAATCCACAGCGGACCCAGCTCGTAGCAATGATACAGTTAACCCATTCGGCGGTCGATTCACTATTGTAGTTGATGCGGCATTAACAGATCCACACGCATGGTATTTAGCAGCTCGTCCTACAGATGTTCAAACTATCGAAGTAACGTACTTGAACGGTGTTGAAACACCTCGATTGGAAACACAAACAGGCTTTAAAGTTGACGGCATCGAGTACAAAGTAGCAATGGATTGCAACGCAACAGCGCTCGACTTCCGTGGCTTGTACAAAAACCCTGGTAAATAATTAGTAATTGATTTAGGAGGTAACTAGATATGGCACAATTCATTCAAGAATTAGATCGTATTGATTTTAAAAATACAGCATCCGATATGATTGCCGTAGGGGACATTGTCCCTGTCGGCAAAATGCACGGCGTGGCAATAACAGATATTGCGCCTGGTGCAATCGGTGCGGTTAAGGTCACAGGATGTTTTACAGTTGATGCAGTTGTGACAGATGCATTTGCAGTAGGTGATGTTGTGTATTTTGATAAAACGCAAAAGCGTGCAACTAAAACAGATACAAATCCAGTATTGGGCATTGCCATTTCTGCAAAGTCTGCAAGCGCTAAGACCGTTGATGTAGCTCTTTGGCCTAATGTAGAAAAGTAATGTAAGGGCGGGCATACGCCCGCCTACTCCATAGGAGGTAATGCACTATGAAATTAGGATATAAGCCTAATGCACTGCTTTCTGTATTTGGTGAACGAATTACCTACAAAGGCCAAGATATCAAAGCTAGCGTGGAGATTGGCGAATATGATGGCAAAGGTTCCGGATTTGTCGATAAAGCATTAGCTGATAAAGCTCAGATTTGGGTGCGTGCTAAGGATGTTCCCGAACCTCGGTCAAAAGACGAAGTGTATATCAATGGCGAGAAATGGTATGTTGATCGCATTTCCAACTTTGACGGTACGATGTATTGCCTTGAAATCGTCCATAACGTGAGGGCGGTGAGACCGTGAGTAATGAACCTATTACGATTACAGATACAGCCACACCGTATCTGAATTTCATTGCAGAGACTAAACCGGACTGGATGCGTAAAGCATTAAAGTCAACAGGTTGGATGATGCAAAAGGAAATTAAGCAAGGCATTCGGTCGGGTGCACCAGGTGGACGTAGATATCCTAACTTCATGGCGCCGGCTCGCAGGGCGGCATTTGAGTCAGCATTTGGTGCGAAACTTCGGAAAGCTTATCAAAGCGGAGGACGGGCAGAACGGGAAGCCTGGGGCTCAAAATCGCGAAATGCCTTACTTGATATGGGCATTAGCGCCAGGACAATCGGATACAGTCCTCTAGGTAAGCTATCGAATGCAGTCGGGTATCAATATGACAGAGGCAAGCAATCTGTCCGAGTTGGGTGGTTATCTAATTCGGCTAAACGGTTAGGTGAACGAATCGAAGAAGGGTACACTAAGCAAATTACAGAGCCTATGCGCAAGAAGTTATTTGCTGCAGGCGTACCATTGCCTAAGGGTAAATCGATGTTCAAAATTCAGCCGCGTCATACTTATGGTCCTATGAAATCAGCGTTGCAACCTAAACTTAAACCTTATATCGAGGGTAAGATAGGCGACTACGCTATTTATGGCCCAGCAGCACAATCCGCGTCACGACGGAACTACAAGGTAAGGTGATTTGATGCAACAGACAATTTCAATGTCACGCATTGTCAATCGTTGGGCTGAGGCTCTAGCGAACGACGAGGCGTTGACTAAATTTTGCAATGACAAATATGGAAAGCCGGCGCAACTGTATATCGGTTATGACGATGTTGACGCCCCGCTTGAAGATGACTGCCCTTGCATCATATTACTGCCAAGTAGTAAAAGCGAAGGGCTTGCGGATACCTACACATATTCATTAATGATCGTTTGGGGTATTGTCCATGAAGGTGCAACTCGTGTTAAGAATATTATTCGATACGACGGAGCGCTAGAATCGGACAACCTAGGGCAGCTAATTATTGAATGCATTTGTAAGGTGAATCCGGCGTTCCCAGTAATCGACATTGACTATGAACTTGATAGCATGAATTGGCGCCCAGTGTTTACTGGACGTTTAACAGCTACTATAGAAATCCCGCATGTAATCGGCGGAAATATTGAATATTAAAGGAGGAAATGCATATGGCAACAGCTAAACGTGCACAGGGCTCTCAGTCCCATGTGGCGATTGCGTTTGAATCGGACTTTGGTACAACACCATCAACAGGTGGCGTAATCACTCCGATTATTTCTAGTTCTGTAAAAGCTAGCCAAAACTTAAACGACTCCACAGTAATTCGTGGTGATCGCAATCCAGCAGCGCCATTCCGTGGTAATATCGACACGTCCGGTAGTCTAACCCTACCTGTTGGTGTAATCGACATCGGATACTGGCTAAAAGCTGCATTTGGTCAACCGACTTCTAATACAACAGGTCAAGCGCCAAATAAGAAGTCTGAGCACGTATTTAAAATTGGCAATACAATGCCATCATTAACTATTGAACAGGGCTATCCAGATGTTAACGTATTCCAACAATTCGCGGGTGTGCGAATTAGTAAATTAGGCTTTAAATTCGGTGGTGATGCTGAGTTGACTGCATCCGTTGATGTGATGGGGTGTAAGGAAACTTTGGCATCAACTACATTCGATGCTGCAGCAAAAGCGGTTAATTTCTTACCGTTCCAAAATCTAAACGCGACTATCAAAGAGGGCGGCGTTACCGTGGCCAATATTCTAAGTTGTGATATCAACTTTGATTTTGGATTGGATGGCGACTCTTACGCTATCGGCGGTAAAGGATTTAGAACATACATCGATCCAGGTATTGCGTCAATTTCCGGGACGATTAAAGCGTTCTTCCAAAATAAGGACCTTTTAAACAAAGCGGTTAACGGTACGGAATCCAGCTTGGAATTACGACTCGAACAAGACGACTGGTCACTTACATTTAAGTTGCCTGAACTTGTATATGAAAGACAATCCCCAGGTATCGATGGCCCTAGAGGCGTTAATATCGAATTACCGTTTAAGGCGTACTACCGTGCAGATTCTGGTCGTTCTGCATCCATCATTACATTAGTTAATAATCAAGAACAATACTAGGAGGTGCCAACATGGCATTTGAAGATATCAAAGTAAGAGGCTTAACATTCGCTGAACGTGGTGAATTAATTAAATCTGGTTTAGACCCATTGTATACACCAGTTCCGGAAGGAGCACCGGATACAGAACGCCTATTACGTTCTCGTGAGCTTGCGCAATGGATTATGCAGCATATCTACGGATTGACTGAAGATGAAATCAACGCAGCTCCAGACAACGATCTTATGGAAGTTGCGCTTGACACTATGCGTTTTACGCATGAAAAAAAGGCTGAAATCGAAAAAAACTAATTGATGCGTGGAGTTGGCTCAACTCCGACAAACCAAAATACTGCTCAGATTGTATCAAGATGCAACGCGAAACGAAGCAAAATTTCGATTGTTCAGAGTGTGAGTTTAATTCCCCGCATCAATTAGATGGAACGAGACAAGCAATGCGAGTATACAACGCTAGTCGTATGCAGCGACGATGGCATTCAGGCGGTATTGCAGGATTCGATATGCCAGCGGTATTAGAAGTGGCGAAGGCTTACGGCATTGAGCCACTACCGCACCTTATCGACTTACTCGTATTATTAGAAGCCAAGGAATTGGAGGTGGCGCACAAGAATGGCCAATAATTTAATTGATATTGTCGTTCAGCTGACAGATAAAAATACGGAAGCCGGACTCAAGAAAATTACAGCTAGTGCCGAAGGCGCCAAATCCGCCCTTGGCAAAATGAAGAATGACCTCATGGCGATAGGTGCCGGTGTCGGTGTTGTAGGCATCGGTGCTAAACTTGCCAAGGAGGCTATCCAGTGGGATGTAGCTGTTAAAAAGTTATCAGGCATTACCGGTGCTACGGCAAAAGAAACCAGTGAACTATTAGCAGTGGCCAATTATATGGGCGTTGCTATGGAGGATAGTGCAGGTGCCTTTGCTAAGTTTTCAAAAAATGTTGGAGCGGCTAAAGAGAAAATGGAAGTCGCTCGGGCAGAGGGAAAACTCAGTACTGATATATTTAGTAAATTAGGCTACACACTTGAAGACATTCAAGGTAAAAATACCGTTGAAGTGTTTAAGATGATACAGGAACGCCTAAGAGGTATGAAGGACGGGGCTGAAAAGACCCGTGTTGAAATGGAACTCTTCGGGCGCACTGGTTATCAGATGCATGCCATGTTAAATATGTCTGCTGAACAGATGGACAAGGTAGCTGAACGTGCCAAAGCAATGGGGCTTATCATCGACGATGAGACTGCAGCTAAATCCGCAAAGCTAAATCGGGAATTAAAAGATTTAGAGAATACAGGAAAAAGGCTTGCAGTATCTATCGGCCATGAGTTAGTTCCTGTTTTTAATGATTACGCAAATGGCGTGTTAGACGTTGCTAAAGAATTCGAGTCGATGACCGCTGAGCAGAAGGAAGCTATCGGCGGAATTGTCAAATTCGGCGCAGAAGCAGGTGCAGTAATCGTAGTTATGAGGTCGCTAACCAGCGCACTCGGATTTATGCGATTGGCCACACTTGCTGCAGCCGGTCCTTGGGTAACATTAGCCACGGTAATTGGACTTGCTGGGAAAGCATTACTCGATTTTCGCTACAACGAAAAAACATCCGGCTCTTATATGGGTGTAGATGTTGACGGGAAGCGTATTCACAAGAATACGAATTCCACTGATGGCATAAATCAGGCTTATGAGGATAGTCATGATACTCGGTATTGGATTGAGGATAGCGCATGGTTTGGACTTGTAAAGAATGACCGCTTAGCTACAAAAGAAGAAGGCGCCAGAATCGATGCGGCTTTAAAGCAAAAAGAAGAGGCGGATGCTGCGAAAGCGAAACTCGATGAAGATCTTGCAAAAGCGAAAGAGGACCTTGCTAATGGCGGATTAACGAATACCGAAGCTATCAATAAGGCAAATGAGGAAGCAGCGAAAGCGGCTAAAGCCCAAGAACAGGCTGCCAAGAAAACTCAACAAGCGGCCGAAAAGCTGACAAGTGCTGTGGAACGCATGGCGGAGTTGTACCGATCACTTACTTTGCAAAGCTTACAAATTGACGGCAGTCAATACGAAATTGATAAGTTAACTGCTAAGAACCAGTATGAAGCTAACAATAAGAATATCCGCGATATCATCCGTTCTGTTTCGGGACTGAGTGGAAGTGCTACTGGCGAAGCCGTGAGTGTGCTAGATGCAGCTAATGAACAACTCGGTAAGGCATATGAGTTAGGTGCAGATGGTACATGGGCAACGGATTGCGGAAAGCTGTTCTCTGATTCGGTATTGCAGGCATTTGGTAAGGACGTACCTCGATATGTCCCATCTATCATGGATGCAGCTAGAGCTGCTGGCGCATGGCATGACGCAGGCGATGGATATACACCTAAAGCCGGAGATGGTGTGGTTGTACTTGGCGATAATCATATAGTCATTAGTGACGGAAACGGCGGATATACTGGGGCTAATTCCAGTACAGGCGTTGTTAGCAAGCCTAGCGTATCGGGTGATTTTGGTGCTATTACAGGGTACGTAGACACCAGTTTATTAGCAGGCGCCACATCAAGCGCCTCTGCAGACACAGCAGGTAGTGCATCAAATGCTAAGAATCTTGCTGAGTCAAATCTAACTGCCCAAGTTAGAGCTAAGAACGAAGAGGTGTATCAAAAGAGACTTGCTGAAGCTGAACGAAATCAAGCTATCCGTGTTCGTAAGATGAACGAGGATATCAAGAAACTCGATTTTGAACGTACTGGCGACCGCTTACAATTACTCAAAGCCGAAGCTGAAGCGCAAAAGGCCCAAATTGATGACAACGTTCGTGAGTACACTAAAGCCGTAGGCGATAAGGAACTCGCTGAAAAGAAAGCTCAAGCAGAGCGCCTAAAATTGGCTTCTGATACTGAGCAGAAAATCAGAGAGCTAGCATACACTCAAACGAGTGAAACCGTTGACCACTTAACTAATATGGTTACGCTTGGCCGGTTATCTCGCAGTGATGCGGATGCGTTACTTGCTGAAGAGTTAAAATCATACATTGATTACGCACGAAGCGAAGTCAAAGAGGCTCAATTAAGTGCGACACAAAGACTGCAAATTGAAAAGAATCTGTTAGAGTCCCAGCAAAAGCTATGGGAGTTGGCAGGTCGTAGTCTTAAAACAAGCTTGCAAGAAGCCGCTCGGCAGTATAAGCAAGAGACTACTAACTATGCTGATTTAGCGAAGTCTACATTCGATAGCACAATGAACTCTATCAACTCAGCATGGACAAATAATCTCGAGGCTATGGCAACAGGAACGAAGTCGTTTAGTAAAGGCATTAAGGACATATTCAAGGATATGACAAATGCCATTATTAAGATGATGATTCAACTAACATTCCAACAATATGTAATGCCTAAGTTACAAAGCCTATTCGGCGGAGCAGTTAACGGAATCGGTTCTCTAGGTGCTGCAAAAGGGACATCATCATTTGCTGGCGGCAGTTCATTTAGTTCTGCATTTACGGGCAATCGTTTTGCTGCCGGGGGGAAAACAAACCCGGGACTTATGCTGGTCGGTGAAAACGGACCGGAATTATTACAATCCTCCGGATCGCATCGCATTTATACGGCAAGTGAAACTCGCAGATTGATGGGCGGCACTACAAGTAACAACGTAGTTGTTAATATCATTAATCAGTCTGGCCAAGCTCTTGAGTCTGAACAACAAAGCTCGCGATTTGACGGAGAAAACTACATCATCGATGTAATGGTTAAAGCCGTAACAAATAATAAAGGAGGTGCGCGGGATGCTATTAAAGCAGCCGCAGGTTAATCATGGCAACATTTCCAAACATTAGATATCCAATATATCCAATCCAAGAAACTACACCAGATATGACATATAAAGGCCAAGTAGAAAATATGACGATAATCAGCCGCCGTAAGACTACTAAGGCCCTACGGTCATACAACGTGAACTATAAGGTGCCTACCTCTGAGTACTTACGGCTAAGAGCATTTTTCGATGAGGTTAACTGTTCGACGGTATTCGATTGGACGAATCCTGAAACGAATGAAACCCTCAAGGTACGTTTCAGTGATCAATTAGATTTTGCTGCGAACGACTACGGCACATGGGTTGGTACCGTTAAATTACAGGAGGCATAACATGTTAACACTTTCAACTGCATCTATTGTTGAGAAAAACAAAATAGACGCCACAGGTGTATGGCTCATGCTCCTTGACATTGAATATAAAGGCGATATTGTTCGGCTAGTATATAACACGGAGGATATTACCTTTCAAGGGAATAAATATATAGCGTTTCCGTTCAAATTAGCGGACGTCAACCATAACTCGACTGACCTACCAAACGTTAAATTGTCCGTATCTAATGTGACACGGACTATCCAACGCCTGGCGGAGGATAATCAAGGGTTCACCGGTGCAGATGTCATTGTCCGTGTAATAAATACAAACGTGCCAAATGTATGCGAAATAGAGGAACACTTTGTTATTACTGGCTCCGTCGCTAATGCAGAATGGATGGAGTTCACGCTAGGTACGGATTTCAGTTTTACACGTAGGTTCCCTTTGGTCCGTATTATGAAGGACTTTTGCCCATTTAAGTTCAAAGGGGTTCAGTGCGGATATAAGGGCACTGAGACCGAGTGTAATAAGACTTTATCACGATGTCGAGCACTAGGAAATAGCGTTCGATTCGGTGGCGAGCCAACGATTCCACAGGGAGGTCTGTATGCATCTAACAAGTGATATGACTGATATGCTCGGCACTCCATTTGATGAGCTGAAATGTTGGGATGTAGTGGCGGAAGTGTATCAACGTAATGGTGTTACGCTTCCAAACTACACAGATATTCCTATGGACGAGTGGCAAGAGGTCAAGGAACCTACCGAGGGCAGTGTCCTGGTCTTTTCGCTAAAAGGTAAAGAACTCGACCACGTTGGCGTGTATTTAGGCGATGGACGATTCATTCACGCAACTAAGCCAAGCGGTGTATGTATCGAGCATATTTCTAAATACGTTCCTAGGCTTAAACATATATACGATAGAAAGGAGTAGCCGATGATTCATGTAGTGCTAGTAAGGAATCCGTTTAAACCGGATCGGCATGAAACACAATACCGCCCTTATAAGGCGAATAGGCCTTTGAGCTTTTATGCTAAACAAGATGGCGACTGGGTATACTCCATTAATGGCCAAGAGGCTACGCTTGATACTATCGTGAACGATGGCGATTATGTCGTGGCCATGCCTCAGATCGATGGCAAGTTCTTTGGCATCATCTTAACCATAGGCCTTAGTATCGCCACAGGCGGTATCGCTAGTGGTGCGATATTTGGTATTCAAAGTCTAATATGGCGCACAGTACTCTCCATGGCTATTGGTATGATTGGCAATATGCTGGTCAATAAGTTAACTCAGCCAAAGGCTGACCGGTCCCATACGGACTCCGCACAAGCTAACACGTATGGATGGGGTGGCGCTAAGACTGTAACCGGTCAAGGGTACCCTCTAGCCGTGACATATGGCCGTATGAAGAGCGCCGGGCTCCTTTTATCACGTCACATTATCAGTGATGGCGAAAAGCAGTACCTCAACCTTTTATATTGTGCCGGTGAAGGTGAGTTATCCAAAATCGAGGATATCCGTATCAATGCTAACCCCATTAGTAATTACCAGGATGTGCAAGTGGATATCCGATTAGGTACCAACGACCAAACAGTTATCCCTAATTTCAACGATAACTATGCGGACCAAGTACTCAACTATGAACTTAAAACCGGATGGAGTACGCAACGTGTGCAGGGTGACGCATGTAATGCTATCGAGTTAACTATCAGCTTCCCTAATGGCTTGTATTACTCCAACGATACAGGCGGGATGGATGCTACATCTGTTACTCTTGATGCGGAAATCCGCAAAGTCGGTGAGGATGAGGAGTGGCATAAGTTACCGCTATCCAACCAAAAGGGTATGCAAGCCTTCGTTAAGAAATCCGGAGACGGATGGTCCTTTACTCGTCAAAAGTCTGACGCAGAACTCGCTGAGAGCGACTATAAGGGCAAGGTTACAGAGGCTACTAACACCGCGTTCTATCGAGTGTACCGATTTGATAACCTCGATAAGGCTCAATATGAAGTTCGTGTTCGATGTTCTAACAAGGACGGTAGCTCTATTCGATACAACAATCGAGTGTACTGGAACCAATTGACGCAGATTATATACGATGACTTTATACATCCTGGAAAGGCGCTTATCGGTATTAAGGCCTTGGCGACTTCTCAACTGAATGGGTCAGACCCTGAAGTATCTTGGGTACAAGAACGCTCCGCCGTGTACGTATTCAACCCGTATCAACAAAAGTATGAGATCCAACGAGCAGATAATCCGGCATGGGCGGCGTATGATCTACTTCATATGGCTCGTAAGTTTGGTGATGAGTATGTAGTGTTTGGCCAACCTCATGGACGTATGGACTACGATGCATTTAAAGCCTGGGCAAATAACTGCGATAAGAACGGATTCACCTTTAACTATATCTACGATAGCGCTAGCCGGTTATGGGACGCGTTAAAATATCCGGAAAACGTAGGGCGAGGTAAAGTCATTCCGCAGGGAACTAGATTCACCTGTGTTAGTGATTATAAGTCGACACCAGTGCAGTTATTCACAGTGGCCAATATAAAGCAAGGTAGCTTTTCCGAAGAATTTCAAGGTATCCAAAGCCGTGCCAACTCCGTGGAAATCTCTTTCCTTAATAAGGATAAGGACTACGAACGCGATGTTATCCCGGTATATGGCGATACCTACGATGAATCGGATACTCTTACTAATCCGGCTCAAATAGAGCTTATGGGATGTACTAGCTTAGACCAGGCATTTAAACATGGTAAGCACTACCTACGATGCAACAAGTACGAGGTGCGTACTGTATCTATCGAAGCATTCACAGACGCCATCGCATGTACGATAGGAGATATTATTCTTATCCAACATGACGTACCTGAATGGGGCGAAGGCGGTCGAGTGATATCGGCTAACGGTAGCACTATTACCCTTGATAAGGAAGTATCGGCATTACCTGGCAAGCCGTACCAACTACTTATTCGTAACAATGCCACTGATGCGGTGACTACGCTTACCGTATTAAGTGTCATCGGGCGGAACGTCACTGTTAAGGAAACGATTGCAGTCGAACCTGGTAGTGTGTATGCGTTTGGTGAGCTAACCAAAGCAGCTAAACCATTTAGGGTGCTAGCTATCACAGAGGGAGGTACAGACCTTACCCGTAAGATTCAGTGCATGGAATACTATCCGGAAGTATATACAAGCGATGATGGGGCTGTTCCAACTATCGACTATAAGTCGGAAGTTGGTAGCGATATCGAGGATATTGGTCTCGTAAGTGATGTATACGGCGCTAATGGCATTATGTATTCACGAATTGCAGTTCGTTGGCAACTTCCTCGTGATGGCAAGATAACCAACGTAATAGTTAACTATCGGAATGCTAAAAGCGATACATGGAAATATGTAGGGAACTTCCCCGCATCACCTAATAGCACAGAGATATCTGATGTACTATTAGGGGCTACCTATGAGGTTAAGGTGCAAGCTATTAACGATTTAGGACAACTCACCACTGGGGTTACTAAGGAAATCGTCATTCCGCGCATGCAAGCACCTGGCGATGTGCAGAACTTACACGTCATTAGTCGATACAACCTAACCGCTGATAAGAGCGTGTACTATGACCTTCAAGTGATGTTCGAGCCACCGGCTAACCCTGGCAACTTTGACAGTGCTGAGGTGTGGTACAAGCTTAAATCTAAAAATGGCCAAGCCGTAACGGGTCAAGATTGGCAGTACGCTGGCAGTAGCAGCAGCCAGGTTATCATCAAAGCATTAGGCCCTGGCGAAGAGTACGAGGTTAAGGCCGTAGCCGTGGATAGATTCGGTAATAGATCCGACACGGCTCAAGTTGTGGATGTCGTAGTCAAGGCGATGGATGAGGTGCCTGATATGCCTAAGCACTTTACGGTAGCCTTTAAGGAACACGCCACCGCATCATGG